ATTGCAGCCGGCATAGTGCTATCATAAACAACACTGCCTTCACGCTTGTCAATACTATCTGATACAGATGCCAGCATCCGTTTTTCTATGGTCTCTTCTGTTTGTCCTTCATACATTATGCAACCGTCACTCCTTTCTTCGCTGAAACGTCCCCATAGATGGATTTAATTGTAAATGATGCAAGAACATTTCCTTTTTTATCATAAGACAGGTCAAAATTTGTAACATCATTAATACGATCATCTTGGATAAGAGCCTCTCTAATACGCCTTGGAATCTCTGACAGTATCCACGGCATAGGTTTACCGAATAGATTCTGCAACTCAACACCATAATTCCAGCTATAGATTACATGCTTATAGCGTTCGGTATTTAAGACTTTATAAGCGGCCTGCTCTACGGCTGCAATATCCTCAGCAATATTTCCAAGTATCTGGTCATCGTCTACCAACATTTTATAAGTCTTGTTTGGCTGTAGGTCTGCCTCGACCGCAGTATCGCCTCCGACATCTGTCAGGCTATTATCAGGTAATAATGCCATCTTCTCACCCCCATTGACCACTCAAATTACTATGATTAAATACTCGACTCAATACACAGTATTCCTGCCCGCCTGATTGCCGAAGCAGGATAACAGATTCACCAATATGCAAGCCGTTATAGACCCTTATACGCTTACGACCAGCATAGCCATGATTATGGCTTTCATATGCCGGATCACCAGAGCCGCCACCACGGTTTTCGGTTACATGATTCACTTCAATATCAACATCATAATCTCGAACTAAATCCGTGGGAATCAGGTATTCCTCTGTTATGACTTCTTTTTGTGATACTCGGATAACCAATGGAGATATAGATTCAACAATGCCCAAAATATAATCTGTAAGCTTAACAGCATCCATAGATTGCTGGACAAGCTGCTGCAGTGTCTGATAGAGTTTCGTTCCGCTCATCCTGTAATTACATCTCCTTTCACTGTAAGGTCCATAGTATATTGATTATTTGAGAATTTATGTTTTATATTCTCAACAATAACCGCCTTTGTGAGCTTCACATCTCCTAAATCAAGATTCACGTACAGTATTGTTCCTGCCCTCACCCGTATATCACCAAATGTTCCCGATATAGACAACGTACGCTTCACACGATTATGCAGCATAAGCATCTGATTTGCTCTTTCCTGCGGATCCTGTTTCGACTTTCCATTGAGCTCTTCATAATACTGCAATACGCCCCATTGCTTGCGTGTTTTGGAATTTACATAATCTGTCGTATCAGCAGGAGAAAATATTTCCTGATGAGTACCGGATTTTTTATCATCAACGACCAGTTTTATCAGATTGTATGTATCCTTATCAATATTAGATTCATAGGAAAAATCTTCGGCCGTCTCTGCATCGATAAGCAAATCAAGCTTCAGCTTTTCTATATCTTTAAGCATCAGCTTGCCAACATCGTCATACAGCACATAGATTTTTTTATCCTGTACCATTGTTAAATCCAAAGCATTCTGCATCATGTCAAAGAGGGTTGCGTTGCTTTCCCGACGTTTTTCGATAACGAACTCTGTATCATCAATCTCACCAATTTTAAGCTCAAAATCTTCTGCCAGTTCTTTAATCACTTCGGAAGCTTTTTTATCATGGTATTCAAACGTATCTTTGTTTTTCAGATACCGCAGCTGATCGTAAGCCGTGACGGATATCGTATTATCTTTATTCCGCTTTTTCGTGAAAACAAATCCAAAGAAAAAGTCCGTACCACCATATCTGGCACGGACCTCATCGCCTTCGATGAATTCTAAGGTTTTATCCTTTAGAACTTTGAACGTAAGTTTTCCGGGAGCACCTTTCCGATTAAGATCCCATGTTACATCTTCCTGCACTGCAGGTAAGAACCATTTCCCGCTATTTGCTTTGGTGCTGTCAACATCTTTATGATGAATAAATAATTGTAATCTTTTAACCAAGATGCAACACCGTTCCTTTCAGAATACCTCCATTCTTACCACTAATAGGATTTGTTATCCCATTGCATTTCATGACAGTTCGCCAGTCCATGCTGCCCCCCGAAATCCCCTTGATAGCTTCCCATACTGACTGCTCATTGCGGATCTGCATATCATAAGGTGTAGCCATATCGGTCGCAGGTCGTGTTTTTTTTACTCGGATATGCTGTACACCCTTGTCATCCGTCGTAACCTCGCATTCCTTCGTACCATAATCCCGCCATTGTCGGAGCTTAAGGGGAACAACGACATCAAAGCCTTCCCCTGCATCTTCATTAACCTTATAGTCTTCTATTGTTACAAGCATATTAGTATCCCAAAGCATCATAAAATCCGGTGTCATTCTGGATATTACAAGCCGTATCGGACTATCACCGCTTTTACTTGTCTTTAGCTCATCAAGAAAATAATCCGCAGATTTGAACGAGAAGCTATTATCACCCAAAAGATTTGCCGACAGGGAATCTGCCAGTGATGTATCGTAATTTGCATAGGGATATTTTTTATTTGGGAATCGGGCATCAAATGAAACTTCTGTAAGTCCCGGTGTTTTTATGATGTTAACCTCACCCTCATTAATAAGATTCACGGTTTTGTTCTTTCCCTTAATATCCAGCGTCATTTTTGCTGGAGGAACTGGCAGCATCGTTGTACCTAAGAAAAAATAATAACTCATGTAGTAAAAACCTCCCTTCCAAGGAAAATATAAATAGTTGTCGAACCCTATATCTGGAGGTGAATTTCATGGCAAATATTTATCGTAATTACACTGGATATTGTCCGCACATTGAAGATGATTTTGAAATTGATGTCGAATATGCTGAAGTGCCAGTGACAAAAACAACAAAACGTTTTTTTAAACATGTTGGCTATGACTGTCTTGCAAATGATGATGATGAATGCACTTATGCCAATCAAAACCAATGTCCAATTTACAAAAAAGCACCTGTGACCATCGAAATATAAACAATATGCCGCTGCTACCAACAGCGGCATATTGCATTTCAAACATGTTTAAAGTAATTTCTGAAATGAGTTTTTGTTTTATCATTTGCATTTTTAAGGAATTTTTTATAAGGAAATCTTGAATGAATTATCCTATCCCTAGACGGAAATAAATCAACACCAGTTATCTTTGTTAGTTTTTCTAACAACTTATCATAATTAGGATTAGGATCTTCTTTTGTAGCACAATTGAATTTGCAAAAAGCACAACCATCAAACACATTATGTTCACCATAAATCGCTCCTTGTAGCAATCGTGCTATGCAATGCAACTCTTTTTCTGTAAATTTTTCCATTATGGATGCACCTTCTCTGCTCCAGATTGCATAGCTTCGAAAAGACTTTCTCCCATATAGCTCATCATGCCATCTAAATCAACATCACTGCTTACTGTATTGCGTACGCCACCCATATCAATCTTAATCTCTGCTGTTGTATATTTATTGATGATTTCCTGCTCAGCTACTTCACGGAGATACTTAAGATCTGTATCCAAATCATCCATTTTATCCGCCATTCGCCCCGTATTGCCTGCTGTATCTTTTGCAGGGCCGCTGCCTTCATTAAGTGCCTCCGGCAAGCCAGTACCAGGAGGTGCTGCATTATTGTCCCCGTCATTTCCAGGTGCACCAGGCATTTTCGGCATCATATCTTTAAACTTATTTGGTAAATCTGCGCCATAATCATAAGCCCCTGAAGCATTAGCTTTAGCGTCAGCTTGTTCAATATAGCTTATTTGCGGAGTTGAAATCTTAAACGCAGGATTTTCAATCTCTTTCCGTTCCAGTTGAGGAAGTGCTACATTGCCTACAGTCCCGAGTACCTTGTCAATACCAGGAATTTTATTTATCATGCCAATGATATTATTCACCGCCTGCTGCACGTAGGAAACAATACCATCCCAAATATCGATAAACAAATTATATACGGCTTTAGCTGGATCTTGGAATACACTTCCAAAAAAATTGGCTACAGCTACAAATGCCTTTATAACAAGATTTATTATACCAATAACATTATTAAAACAAACCACGAATACATTGTAAATCATTGTACCAACCCATGCGAATACAGCAAAAATCACACCGGTTGCTGATATGCTCGTTCCTGCAAAATGATTAATAACAGCTATGGCCACATAAAATGCGGCCACTATAGCTATAACAGCGTAAGCTATCCACGTCCATGGGCAAAGTGCCATTGCGGCGGTAAGCCCATCCTGTGCGATAGTAAGTGCAATAAGCGCTGCTGTTTCTGCCGCACTTGCAACCGCATGCGCCATGCTAGCAACAGTTGTA